CCCGCCCCGAAATCCACCTGCGCGGATACCTTAAACGCGTCCGGGTCTGCCTCCGCGTACTTCTTGCGGTAATCGTCAGCCCCAAGGAACGATTCGCCGTCGAACTTCAACCCGGCCCCAAGTAAATCTTTGACAAACTGGGTCTTGGCGGCTTTGGAGGAAAACGAAAGCCCGGAGGCATATGCCTCGGCGCTGGCCTTTTGCGCAAGCGCGTCCATCTTGTCCTTCGCGTCTTTCTCGGCGTCCTTGAGCTTCTTTTCGTAATCCTTCGCCTTGGCCTCCCACTCGCCGGCGGCTTTTTTTGCTCCCTCGGCGTCCAGGGCCTTGAAGCCCTCTATAGCCTCGTTCGCCTTGGCAAGCTGCTCCTCAAAACTTTTAACCTTGGCCGCCGCCGCCTCCGCATCGCCCTTCGCCTTGTTCACCGATTCGCCATTCATCTTCATGACGGCCTCAACCTGATCGTCGGTAAACCCCAGGGCTTTCAAATCCTCTCGCTTCATAATTGTCCTCCGTTTTTTTAACGCGGCAACGCCCGCGCTGGATTCCGTTTTACGCCCGGCGGCGGAATATAAAAACACCCTCGCGGGTGTTTTTGTCGTTTATTGCAATGGCACGGAGGGCGCCGGTTCCGTCTGAACCCCTGCGTCCGCCCCGGCAGCTGCTTTAGCCTGTTCCTCCGTTTCTCCGTACCATTTCATGCGGTATTCCCAATTTTTCATTATCCCCTGCGATACTTCTAGCATATCCTGCTTTTTTAGCGCCTGCACGTCCTCGATTATGCTGTCGCCGAATGAGATTTTGATTTGCGGCTCCGGTTTTAGCCCGCTCATTTTCATGGTGTTTATGCCTATGTCTATAATCAATCTTATCAGGTCATACAGCGCGGCTTCCAATACCGTCTCGTGCTTCTTTTTGGCCCTGAACGCCGCCGACTGCTCGCTGATAATCTGTGTTGCGGTAGTCACGGCCCCGCCGGAATAGCGGTAATAGTTCTCGCCCAACCCGCATTTGGACGAGAACACGTTGAGCGCAAGCCGAAGCCCTTCTTCCAGCTCCGCTATGCGTAATTGCGGCTGGACAACCTCTATGTAGCTGTTGACGCTATTCGCGCCCATAGCAAGCCCCGGCATAAACTGGAACATTGCGTCCTTCGGGTCAAAATACGGCTTGCCATTCAGGTTTTTCAACATTTCGGGAGCCACAAAAATTCGCGTCCGCCCCAGAGATATTTCCGTAGACATGCTGTCGAAAGTAAGATCACACTGCATCATCGCGTCAACGGCGTTTGCGTAAACACTGATTCCCAGCGGCGACCTCGGGTCTATATTGTTCGCTATGTTCGGCCTGTCAATAACAAACGGCCTGACACGGCTGCCAGTCGATATTTTTGCCGGGATTTTCTCAAAACCCGGAATTGCAGTTATGTCTTCGATGGGCACATAACAACCGGCGTCCGGTATCTTATATAACAGATTATGAATCTCATATACGCCGTTTAACACAAACAACTGGAAATAGGCGTATTTTACACCCCCAATCGCCTTATCGCTCACTACGGCGATTTCATTGATAACTCCGTTCTCCCAAGACAGTGGGATTATCATGTTGGCGGTGATTACATCCGTTATTATGTCCCCGCCGCCCAGGATACCGTTGCCGGCGCTGAGCCCCACATTCCGCGCCCTGGGAATGTAAGCGACGGTGCCATATGCGCATTTAAGCTCCTGTGCTTCGCTAAGGCGTATCCATAAGTTATTGCTGTCAAAAACGCTTTTGACGAATGCCGCCGTCTGGCTGGCAAATTCTTCGTCGTTCGCGATATCCTCGCCCTCTACGGTAATGACGCATTTCTCGCTGAACAGCAGGTCCGCCCAGGATTCGGTGACGGATTTCGCAAGTTGCAGAGAGCTCCTAACACACTGTATATCCCGTTCGCCGTTATACCAGTTATATTTATGGAACGAATCTACTTTGCCTCTCCGCCACTGCGCCCAAAGCCGTATATTCTCATCCATTTCGGTCGGCTGCACATTGTAGCCCAGTTTGTTGAGAATATCATAGACAATCATGGTTTATTACTCACCGCCCGCGTCAGTTTATCATTTCCAGGAACTTTTTCGGCACCGCCCCACCCAGCCGCCCGCGCCCGTCGTAATACACCCGGTTCATTTCAGCCGTGAGGCCCATCTTTTTACAGAACGCCTCATATTCCTTTGTAATCAAGTTGTTCCGGTTTTTCAGCCGGTAATAATCCAGTGCCATATCATCCATGTTTCCCGGCGCGGCGTTATCCCATATATCTTTCGCGACAGTCTGCGACCTTCTGACGCTCCGAATGGCCCGCTCGTATTCGCGCTTGCGTTCCTCTTGGTCATATCGGTTCAATACCGTGCCGTTTTGCGTGCGCTCAATATATGCTCTGTTTCGGAACCGGACTAACCCGCCGTCATTGACATATGCGTCAAGCTCCGCGCTGTTGAATGTGTCGGTTTCCAACTCTTTTTTCTCCAGCGCGGCCAGTTCCTCCGGCGAATACATGTCCGGCGCTTCCGGGTCGACCGCCGTTTCATCGTGCCGGCAACCGTAGTCGTCAAGCGAACCGCCGCCATTGGCGGCAAACAACTGCTCCCGCGTCGGAAGCCCATAATTCCCAGCCAGCGAATACCTCATCCCGCCCCAGCCATGAGACGGCCTGTGCCCGGCGTGCCAGGTTATCTGGAATACGTCGGTGCCCAGCAACTGCGCGTTGTACTTGGCCTGTTCCCTTGTCATAAGCCGCAGACCGCCGAAAGCCGTCTGGCGCACAACTACATCCAAGTTGCGGTATATCTTCCTGCCCTTTTCGGTAATGTAAAAATTCTGTCTGCCTATTAACCCGGCTTGCGCCAGAGAGTTGACCGTCCGTCGGATCACCGTGTCGTAACTCTCAAATCCGGTCGAAAGCGACAATTCCATGCTGTCAAGCGCGTTTGTAAGCGTCTCCCGAAAGCCCATCGGTACACCGGTCTGCCGGTTCAAAAAGGCAAGCGTCTTTGTCAGATTTGAAAAGGAATTTTCCGTCGTTCCGGCGACCTGCGCCACAAGTTGTTGAAGATATTTGTTATCCTTTAATGGTACAGCTTTAATGCCATTTACGCGGATGTTATTCGCGACCGACAACTCAGAGGCTTTTTCAAACATCGCGTTTATTTCGTCAACCGACTGTTTTGTGTATTCGGCTATGTATTTCTGCACATCGGCGTCGAACGCCGCGACCTGCTGCAACCGGAATAATTCATACTCCGCCGTGCCGGTCAGCCTCCCGGCCTTCGCCATGCGCCGTGCCACGTCCTCGATAATCCGGTCGTTTAGCTCCGCGGTTAAGGCATACAAATCGCCGGGCAAATCGGCCAGTTGGTTAGGAGTTAACATACGGCCACCTTCTGTTGTTTAACGGCTGCTCATTTAACGGCTCCCTGCGCTTCCAGATAGATTCTGTCGCATACCTGACCGCGTCGATCATGTGGTTATCTCTGTCCGGGTATCCGGACACGACGTCTCCGTACTTGTCCCGCTCATATTCGTATGCCGTGAACTCCGCAAACGTCCTCGGACACCGCTTTCTGTCAATCACAATGGCGTTCAGGCTGGCAAGCCACTTCATGGAGTAATCCACGCTTCCGGGGCCCTTTTCAGCTCCGACGGCCGCAAGGCCAAACCCGCGATAATCCATAACACTCTTGGGCTCCGCGCTGTCACAAGTTATCAGCTCGGAGGGGCCTAAGTTCCTGCCGATTATTACCTGTGCTGTTTCCCTGTTGCCCTTCTTGTTCTCCACAGCCTCATCGAATATGTACAGCGTCCGGCTGCCGGAATGAAAATAGGCCCGCGCGAACGCCCACGGATCAGGATAATAACCCCAGTCGACACCGTTCAGCACGCGGTCAAACACCCTTATCTGCTCATCGGGAATTGCCTCGTCCTTAATGTTTTCAAAGACATTCCCGCCGGTTCCCGTGGGTTCGCCCAGATATTCGTGCCGGTAAGCGCGCTCGTTGAGTTGTCTTAAATGCTCGGCTTCGTCAAAAAACTGCTCCGACAGCCATTCGCGCGGCACATCCAGGTAAGAGGATTTTATAATCAGCTTGTCGGGGCGTTCAACCAATACGTCCTTATTTGCCCAATTCGCCCGGCTGATAGGCGGGTTCAGGCTCTCAAAGTTCCAAAAACAGCCGCCCATGCCGCGCATAGTGGATTGCAGGACGTTTCTGGTTTCCTCGCGCCCGTGGAACTGGTCTAATTCCTCAAACCAGGTTATCCCGAAATACCCAAACGGCGCTTTTATGGATTTTATCTTCTCCGGCGCGTCAAGCCCCCGGAATAGAATTTTCTGGCCTGTTTTGCGGTATGTAATCTCCATCGGCGACACTGTTTTTTTGAAAGCGTTGTCCAGCCCCAGCAGAGAAATAGCGAACGCGATATTCGCGTAAACACTGTCCCTCAGCGTATTTGACACTTTGCGGAACACCACCGCGTGCACGTCTTTGTTTTCCTCCGCCACCATCAGCAGGATTATCGCCAGCCCGATAAAACTGGACTTGGTGCTGCCGCGCCCGGAATAAAAAGTATAGTGCGTGTGCCGGTGATCCAGCACGTCAAACAGCACGTCGTCATACTTTGGTATTATCAGGCTGTCTAAAGTCACTTCTTCCATCGCGCCGCTCCAGGATTATTTTTACCGCGTCGTTTCCCGGCCCGCTCAATTCCTTTTCCCGCAAAGTAAGCTCTTTTTTCTTTATCTCCACCAGCGGATCTTCGCCCAGCATCTTATACGCCAGCTTCGCAGCATCCAGGTTGCCGCTTATGGCCATCTGTATGACCTTCAAATCGATCAGCGTCCGGTAGTCCGCCTCGCCGCCGATCTCCCGCGCGCCCTCGGGCAGTTTCTTCTTGTCGATAACCAGCGCGGCCAGCTGCTCCATGCGTATCCGTTCAGCCTTTTTATTCCGCTGGGATTGGGCACGGGCGCGCCCGCCTTTACTTCTTATTTTTGTTTGCTCGTCCTTTGCACGTTCATTCAGAGGTATGAGATTGTTGTTATTCCCTCTTGGCATCGCCTCACCGACTTTTCAATAAAAAAAACGCCTTGCGACGGGTTATTTTAACAGCCTTTCGATTTGCTTCTTGGTCACATACTTTTCATAAAGCGGCACGCTCATAGCTCGCAGCAGTTCGTCTTTCTCTTTCTGGTTTTCGCACACCACCACGATGTAATAATCCGCGTTTTGTTCTTTTTCTAACTTTTCTTTCATGCTGCCACGCGCTTCTCTTATGCTTCTCAGCTCATCTTTCACGGCCTCAACGCCGGGCGTGTCGGCGAACAACTCCGCAAACCTCTCGTCTCCGCCAAACATCATCTCAACATCAAATTCGCTAAATCCCATATCGTCAAAATCTATTTTGAAATCAAGCGCCACGTTGCCCAACATCTCAAAATCAAACTGCCCTTGCATAGACGGATTGTTGAGTTGAACGTTTAACAACGCCTCTTCGCGTTCGTCTACGTCAACCGCTGAAACGGTCAGCTCGTAATCGCCACCGCGCTCCAGCTTGTCAAGCGTGGCTATTCTTTGGTGACCGCTTACAAGGTTGCCCGTGCGTCTGTTCCAGACCAGCGGCTCGACAAGTCCATGCTGCTTTAGCCCCTTCTCCAGCGCTTTCCTGTTCTTATCGTCGATCAGCCGCGGATTGTATTTTGCAAGGTTGATTTCGGCGCGGCTAATATCCTGCGTCTCAAATCGCTGATGTTTTGTTTTAGCCATTTATCATCGACACCTCGCAGAGTGGAAACCACGTTTCGATTTTTTGAAAATCGTCAGGGTAATTATCGCGCAAAATTTTAAGCGTCGCCCCGTCGAGTGACCGGAACGAATGCCCCAACACCGCGCTCTCCTCGCTTACCTTGAGTCTGTATTTACTGATATACTCAACAATGTCGGATTTTGTTCATTCGATCAGCGGATAAAACCGGCCTCGTTTTTCATCGACAGAACCCGACCGCTTCATCATCGCCCGCCGGACAATGCTGTCTGCAATTCTTTCGCCGCCTGCCAGCCAATAACAACCGGTCAGTTCGCGGATATAGCTATAGACATCGGCGCAGCGGATCACTGGGACTTCAAAATCCGGCGGTCTATATAGTCCGTAACGCAACATTTCAGATAGCTCAAAATGCGGGACCCGGACGCACTCTATTTTATAAAGGCGCTCATAATAACTAATTGTTCGTTCCTGGAATGACAGGTTCGGCACACAGTACATGAACGCCATATTCACGGTATTAAAATAGCGCCGGCACACATCCAGCGCAACGACGCTATCTTTGCCGCCTGAAAATAATACGGTCACGGTGTCGGTTATTTTAGCCTGCACCATGACCGCGCTCAGGAGATTCCGCATCTCAGCCGCCCATCCCGCCGTTGGACACGCGGCGCATGGAGTTGTAGACAGACCGGCGGAGCCGGTCGCGTTGGCGCGTCGACATGGATTGACCGACCGTCATCGTGCGCATCGCGCCGGTTCCGGTTCCGGTTCCTGTCGTTCTGTTTCTGCTTCTGCTTGGCATGTTTATTCCCCCTTATTGTTTTAATAAAAATGCCCGCTGTTAAGCGGGCACTCCGTGCGCGTCTAAATACCTGTCCCATACACCGTCCCAGTAGTCGGCGTCATACGGGTCATGATCGTCGTAAACGATTAGGTTGTCATCAACATCGAAAAGCCTTTGCCTGCCGTGAACCTCAATCGGCCTTATGAACCGCTTGTTTCTGAGCTTCCATGCGTAGCCCCCGTCTGGAAGCTCTCTGTATCCGACTATCTCCACCACCAGCGCCCCTATTCCTTTTTTTGTGGCATTAGACCGCGCCGTGGCGCAAAGCATTAAATCTCCGTGATAGTTCGTCTTCCAACTTCGGTACTCTTCGGTCTTTTTATCATCCATGATGTCGTAAATATACTCCATGTCAACACTTAGCGCTTTCATTCGTCGTCTCCGCCATCCTTCTGTTTGATATATTTCCCGCTTTTCACCCGCCGGTCTGGCACTGGCTCCCCCTCGTCAATGTATAATCGCCCACTGATTGTCACGGCGGACTTAAACCCGCCGGTCTGGGCTTGGCGATATATCACCGTGCGGTCTTTGCCTTTTAACTTTGCGTACTCTGGTATCGACACTAACGCCATAGGCATCACCAACAGCATTATACCTTGTCGCGCAAAATATGTCAACAACAAATGTTGCACAAATATTTATCATAATTACTTAAAAAGTTTATGCAACATTTGTTGCTATTATCTATTGACAATAACAACTTATGTTGCTATAATAGCATTATCAAATCACAGAGGAGGCAACCCCATGAAATACTTTACACCCACCCCAGCCACCTGCGAAGAACTTAAAAAAGCCTATCGCGAGCTTGCCAAAAAGAACCACCCGGACGCCGGCGGAAGTACGGCCGCCATGCAAATCATCAATAATGAGTACAGCGTCCTGTTTGACAAGCTCAAAGACATACACGCCACCAAGGACGGCGAAACCTACACGGCCAGTAAAAAGACTACAGAAACGCCGGAAGAATTTATTAACATCATCGACCGCCTGATACGGTTCGAGGGAATCACAATCGAGATCATCGGCTGTTTTGTCTGGGTTAGCGGAAACACCCGCGAATATAAAGACCAACTGAAAGAAATGGGGTTCAAGTGGAGCCCCAACAAAACAGCCTGGT